GGCGCGGTGAGGCCGACGAGTTCCTTCTCGCTCTGTGCCCAGAGGGAGGCGACGCCGATCGCGCTGAGGGCGCGGACGCGGAACATGTAGATCCCGGCGTCAAGATCAAAAACCTCCGCAAACAGCCCCGATATCCCCGCTTGCCGCTCCCACGCAACCGCGGTTTTTTTCTTCCAGTCCAGATCGTAGCGGTAGGCCTGACCGTCGGCGGACGCTGCCCAGGTCACGGTCGCTTTCGATTTCACGCCCGCGCTGCCGGTGGTCTCGTAGATGGTCTCCGCGACCGCGGGCACGCCCGGCGGCACGACAAAAAACGGATTCGGCAGGTTCGTATCCGGCGCCGGATCGACCGCCTGCTCTTCCGAACTCGACCAGTCGAAGATCGATGCGGCGGTCTCGCGCAGGATGCCATCCACGCCGAGCACGTTTTTCTCGAACACGAGCCGGGACTGGATCAGCTCGAAGGCTTTCGCGCTCCAGCCCAGGCGCGTGTTGGTGATCAAGAGCGTTTCCGGCGGTTCGATGCGGTAGGCGCCGAGCTTGAATGGAAACTCCCCGGAGATCTGCTGCCGCGCGCGCAGCAGCTCGATCTTGGCGATGCGCTGGGCGGTCGCCGCGCTGGTGGTGAAAGGCAGCTCGAGGTCGCGCCAGATGCGCTCTCCGTTGTCCTCGGCCATGAAGGTCGCGGAGGCGAGCGGGGGAAAGTCGGACGGCTGCCAATGGTTATCGGGCGACACGTAGACGCCTTTGACCGCATTACACGCGTCCTGCCGCGACAGGCGCGAGGTCACCTGGATCGGGCCGCGCAGATCGCCCTCGTCGAACGTCACCGCCGGCGTCACGTAGGCGCCGGCCCGGTAACGCCAGGTGCCGCTCACGTAGAGCAGCCGCCCGGACATCGAGGTCAGCAGCGTGCCGATGATCTCCTCGGGGGTTTCCGCGGTGCTGATCATGCCGTTGCAGGTATAGCGCGGCTCGCTGTAATAGGTGAGCGTGTGCGTCCCGCTCCCGGCGGAGGTGATATCGATCGCGGTTCCGGCGCGCGCGTTGGCCATCGTGATGGCGAGCTTCAACAGCCCGCCCGCGGCCTGGATCACGTAATAGGTGGTGGCCGCGGCGAGGCCCGCCGGAAGCGTCCCCGTGGTCGAGACGCGGATGCCGGAGCCGATGGCCGGGATCCGCGATCCCGCCGCGAGCGTGAGCGTGTCGCCTGCCGCCTCGGCAGTGAACGTCGTCGTGGCACCGGCGAGCAGCACTTCCTCGTCGCACACGTTGGCCGCGGCGTTGAGCAACGGCGTGTCGATCTCGGTCGCGTAGGGCGCGTTGATGCCGAATTTCGGATGGTTGAGATAATCCGCGTTGCACAGCGCGGCGTCGTCGCTCCAGACCGTCGTGCCGGTGCGCGAATCGAACACCTTTCTGCCGCGGGTCAACGCTGTGATGTTCGGCACGCCGGATGGAAACAGGTCGGGATTGCGCAGCAGGCGCACGTAGAGATAGGCGTGCCCGCGCAGGCGGTGATTCACGGTCCACTTGGTGGGCGCCTCCGCCATCAGCGTCGCGTCCGCCGCCTGGGCGTCGGTGCCGAGGTGCTTCGAGACGTAGACGTGGCCGGCGTAGCGCCCGGTGGCGTTGCCGGCCCCGTCCAGCGGCACGATCTCATCGCCGAAATAAATGTCGCCGATCTCCTGGCACTCGTGCGCCGCGAGCACGATCACGAGGTTCAGGCGGTTGTGCGCTTGCGACACGATGGTGCGGTTGTATTGGGTTTCCAGCCCGCGACCGGCATCCGCGCTGTTGAAAGTGTAGACGCCGGCGGCCACCGAGTATTGCTCTGGCCCTGGATTGGAGCCGACGGCCGTGAAAATGCTGTCCACACCTCCGTCGATATACTCCCGCACCAGGCTGGTCGAGAGGTAATCCGCCGCGTGCTGAACCTGTACCGTGAAGGGCGAGGTGCTCGGAACGTTGACATCCTCGCTCGTCAGTGTGCTTCCGAACGTGTTCGTCGCGTGTCGGAAGACGATCACGCCGCCGGCGCGGATCTGGCCGTAAATCACGCGCCACGGCGCGTCCGATTGGATCTGGTTTAATATCCGGCTCGCGAAGTCGAAGGACAGCTCCTGCCCCTGGCCCCTGCGGCGCGGGGCGAGTACCGCGCTGATCGCGTAGCTGATGGCGGCGTAGACGACGAATGTCGCCAGCGTCGTTCCGATGTAGCCCGCCAGCCATGCAACAACAGATGTGGGCATCAGCCGATCCTCCAGGCGCACAAGGTTGCGGCGGGCGAGGCGGCAGGGGTGGCGAGCGGCAGAAAAATCAACCCTTCCTCCGATAAATAAGCGACGCGATGATCGAGGCAGACGCCGAGGTGTTTCCCGCCGTCAGCCGTCGCCAGCGCGACGATATCCCCGCGCCGCGCCTGCCCGGTGTCCACGCGCCCGCTCCCGAAAAACCAGTCGCCGGCGGCTTCAAAATTCGCGCCGCGTTCCGCGATCCTGCGGAGCGCCTCGCGTTTCGTCCGGTAGCCGCGGAACTCCGGCCAGCGGTCCACGCCGGTCATTGCCTCGATGACGCGGCACGCCAGCCTGAAACAATCGTGCTCGCCGAGCGCGTACGGTTCCCGCCGCGCCGCCTCGATGACGGCGGCGAGCCTTGCTTCCCAGCCTTCGAGGCGCGGCATCTCTCACCACTCGATGACCTGCTCCGGCAGCCCGCTCACGTATTCAAAACCCAGATCGCCGGGAAAATCGATTTGCTGATCCTCGTCGCTCCAGCGCCTGGCGCGCGCGCGCTGGAGGTCGATCAGCCGCGATTCGTAGGTGATCGAGATCGCGCATTGCTCGCCGGCGTCCTCGATCTTCGGCACGTTCAACCGCCCGGAGAACGCGAGATACGGATCGACGATGATGGCGCCCGCCTCGTTCGTCGCGCCGAGCCACACTTTGCCGGGCTTGCCGAGCCGCGCTTCCGCCAGCGCCGTCGCGATCAGTGCCGACACGTTGCCGGACAGCATGACCGTCATCGGCGCGGCCCGCACGTCGGCGGTCTCGGTGACGGCCGAGATCGAAAGCAGGTTGCCGGCGCCCTGCCAGCTCTGGCCGTTCCATGAGATCGATCCGAGACCGGACCACAGCCGCAGCGTGCCGCTCGCGAATTCCCCCTCATAGAAGATGACCGGGCGCAGCGTGCCGGCCTGCACCTCCGTCTGCATCCCCGCTGTCAGATTTCTACTCATCCCTCAACCCTCGACGTTCGTTGTCATAGCGCTTCCATGCACGAAAACCGCATCCCCCGGTAAATCTTGCCGATCGTGTAGCTCCACTCGGTCTCGTTCTCCGCAAGGCGCCACTGACCTTTCGGATTCGAAATCGTGAGCACGTCGTTGTCTGCGAGCGCCACCCGCGTCCGCGGCCAGACCTCCAGCGTGAGGAGACCGGCGCCGTCGGCGACGGCATCCAGCGCCACCTCGTGCAGGTGCGAGGCGCCGCCGCTTCCGGTCTGGAACTGGTCGCCGCCTTTCACCGTCGCTCCCGGCGTGAAGCCGTCCATTGCGACGGTCATGACGCCGGCGGTATGGGCGCCGAGCACCTTCGGCGCGCCGGCCCAGGTCCCGAGCGGAGCCGTTTCCACCGGGTGCCCCATGAGGAACGTGCCCTGCCGCCCGTTCAGCGCGCCGAAAAAAGCGCGCCAGGCCGCTGCGCCATCAGCGCGCCGGATGGGCTTCAGCGCGACTTCGGCGCGCCACAACTGGCCCTGATGCGCGAACACCTGCTGCTCGAAGGTGAACGGCGATTCGCTCATGCCAACCGCCGTGACCCGGCGCATGATGAATTCAGTGATGAAATTGCCCGCCGGCAGGTTGAGCGGGTAGGCGATCGCCATGCCGGATCAACCGCGGAACGGCCTGCTGAACGCGCCGCCGCGCATGACTCGGTCAGCCACTTCCGCCACGGCTTCGTCCTTCGCCACGCGCATCGCCTGCCGTACCGAAGCGATATCGGAACGCGAATCGACATTGATGTTCTGCACGATCGTCACGCCGCCGCCGGTTTTCCCAGGCGGAGTGACCGTGACCCGTTCCCCCGGCGTCGCCCATAAACGCACGAGCTGCGAGTCCACGCCGCCGGATCCGCCGACGGTGAAGTCCGCGCCGTGCTGCGCCATCATCCCGCCCCTGGCCTCGACACCGCCGCCGCCGGTAAAGGCGCCGGCGAAGGCGCCCGCAAGCTGTGCGGCGAGCGGCTGGGTCACTGTCGTGCGCACGAAGATCCGCAGAATGTCCTGCGCGAGGCCCTGCAGCACGTCGCGCAGCTTCTTGCCTCCGACGATCGCATCCTCGAAGGCGGAGGCGAAGGTGAAGCCCAGATCTTTGGTGAGCTTGTCGTTTTCCGCTATTTTGTTTCCAAGACCATCAAAACCGGCCTTGAGCTGGCCGACCGTGATGTCGTATTCCTGCGTGGCGTCGATGGTTTCCAGCAAGGTCTTCAGCCGCAGCGCCAGATCCTCGGTCGTTGAACTGATCCCATCGGTTTCCTCGCCGAAGATGTTCGTCAACCTCTCGCGCTCCCGTATCTTCACGTTGTAGTCGTCCGTGAGTTGCGCGACTTCACGCATGACCTTCGCGAATTCCTCCTCGGCCTCGGTCTGCTGCTTGATCACCATCAAGGCGGTATCGGGCCCGGGCAACGCCGGGGCCTTTTGCTTGACGATCTTGGCGGCGGGCGATTCGGTCTCGCCGGATAGTTCCTGCCTCTGCCTGGTCAGCAAGTCAAGGCGCGCCCTCAAACGATCAGCGTGTTCCTCAAGCGCATCCATTTCCTCCCGCGTCGCCGTGCTGCGTTTGCGCAGAATCTCGTTCTGCGTGTCGAGCAGATCTCCGGTTTTTTCGATGATTTCGCGCTCGGCCTTGAGCCTCGGCTCTAGCCACGGTTGCGCCAATGCCTTCAGCACGCCGAGGAATCCTTCACCCTCTAGCTTCGCGCGCAGCATCTCCTTGACGACAAGATTAAGCGCCGGCAGTACGTCCTCCGCGAGCTTGATCTTGAACGCGTCGCTGCTGGAGGTGAGTCGCTTCAGATCATCGTTGAATTGTTCCGCGGCCTTGGCGGTGTCGGTCGAAATGATGATGCCGAGCCGCTCCGCCTCCTTGCGCAGCGCCTCGATCCCGGTGCGTCCCTGGTTGAGGAGGGGGATCAGCTCCGCGCCGCTGCGGCCGAATAAACGCATCGCCAGCGCCGTCTTGCCGGCGCCGTCCTCCATACGGACGAAGCGCTCCGCGATGACGAGGAGCAATTCCTCGGTCGGTTTGAGGTTCCCGCTGGCGTCCTTGACCGCTATCCCGAGCGCCCTAAACGTGTCGGCCGCCTCACCGGCCCCGGTCTGGGCTTCCTGCGCGTGCTTGGCGAGCTGCTGCAGCCCGGTCTGGAGCTGCTCGATCGAGACGTCCGACAGCTCCGCGGCGTGTTTCAGCGCCGAAAGCGATTCCACGGTGATGCCGACCTTCTGCGAGAGCTTGCCGAGCTCGTCGGCTTTGTCGATGGCGCTTTTGAAAATAGCCGTGATACCCGCAACGGACAAACCAACCCCCAGCGTGGCGAGCGTACCCTTGAGACCGGAGAACGCGCGGTCGAGCTGCCGCGCCGTGCGCTCGCCGGACTTGCCGATCGATGTCAGTGCGTCCTGGAACTGCGCGAGTCTCGCCTCGATGTCGATCGTCAGTTTCGGCATTTTTTCCTCAAACCGTTACTTCGTCGTTGCATCCGTATCACGCAGCGATTCCTGATGCTCGGCGAGCGCGTGCAGACCGTCGACCAGCAACTCGAGGTCCTCGATTCCGAGGTATTCCGCGATGGCTTCAACGTCCAGGCGCAGTTCTCCATGCATGAGATTCCATGCGCGGATGATGGCAAGGGTCCACGGATCGGCCCCGGAAACGACGCCGCCGCCGAATGCGTCGGAGAATGCCGCTTGCTCCAGGGCCGCGATCAGTTTTTTTTCGCTTCCTGCTTTTTTTTAACGTGCTGATCGATGATGTTTTCGATCGCCTTCGCCAGCTCCGCCACGATATCCACGTGGTCGCCGACCCATTCCTGGAAGGCCTCGGCATCGAATGGGAGCACGGCACCCTCGCCGCCGGGATAGATCTCGTTAGCCTGGAGCTTCCATCCGACCACGGTGCTCAGCACCAGATCCGACATCGGTTTGCCGGATAACTGCGCGAGCTGCAGGTCCGTCGGCCGCCGGATCAGCCATTCGCGCCCGCCGGCGTTCACCCACTGCTCGCGCGCGGCGCGCACGCGGTCCGCCAGTGACATGGATCAGCCCTCCTACGTCGCGTAGACGGTATGCTGCGCGGCCATCGTCATCACGACTTGCGTCGTCACTTTGCCCGGCGCCGTGCCTCCGGGCAGCAGCGTCGCCCCGATGTAGGAGTTGAACACCAGCTTCTGCGCGTTGGCGAAGGTCATGCGCACCGCGCGCTTGGTCGCCGCGTCCGACGCGGCCTTGAGCGCGATCAGCGCCAGATCGGCGACGTCCCAGATATTTTCGAAAGTCATCAGCGGCGCCGAGGCGAGGGTCGGTATCTGGCTGCGCACGGTATCATGGATCGTCGTCGTGTCCTCGAACTCGAATTCTCCGCCGCTGGCGGTCACGCCAGTCGCGGTTGCGACCGAGGTGCCGAAAGTGATCTCCTTCGCCGTGCCGGAGACGAAGGTGTCGTAGCTCGTCGTGTCCTGGCCCTCCAGCTCAAAGGTGTTGACCGCCACGGCGGCGATGCGGAACACGCGGTCGTTCACCTGCGCCATGCCCGCGACCTCGAGCAGCACGAAGGCCCCGTTCAACAAACCGTGCGCGGTGGAGGTCACCACGCCGGGATTGGCCTTGGTGATCGCGGTAATGGTCTTTGCCGCGCCCAGCGCGGATTGGATCGCGATCGCGACTTTGGTCCATTTGGAAATGTTCGGCATGGTTAATCTCCTGTTTGATGAATGATGGTTGCTACTCGTCGAATGTCACGTTGAGTACCGTGGCCCACAATCCGGTCTCCGGGTCCTGCTCGGACCGTCTGCCCTCGATCGTGAACCCCGCCGTCGCGATCGCCGTCGTCACCAGGTTCGCGAGCGCGTGCGCGAGGGCGCGGCTCGACTGCACGCACGAGATCTCGATCAGCGGAGTCGCCCCCAGCGGCGCCGATCCGTGTATGGTGTTGATGAACTCCGTATCGATGCGCAGGAAAGCGATTGCCGGGATCGCCGCCTCCTGCGGGATCACGTCCGGATAGATCCGCTGTCCGACCACCGCGGTCACCGGCGCCGCGGCGCTCAACGTCGAGAACAGCGCTTCCTCAGCGACCGCCACGCCGTGCCTCCTCGGCTATGCCACGCTCCATTTCGGCGTTGAACGCCTGGAGCGCCTGCGAGCCGCCACGCGAAAACGCGGGCGCAAGGAACGGGTTGCTCACTCTACGCGCACCCGCCGCAATCGCTCTATTGCGCTCGATCGTGCGCCGCCGCGCGCCACCGCGGAATCCGCGGCCCCGACCTCGAGGAACCCAGCCGCCCTCCTGAAACCGCCAGTAGAACGGATCGACGAGCCCGGCCCGCCGCCGCTTGAGCCTCGCTACGGCGGTCCTGCGTCGAAACGATCGCACGCTGACAAAATAGACCACCTTACCCGGACGACTCTCGCGCGATCTCCCCACGTAGATCCCGCGCCGCAACTCCCCTGTTCGTTCCGGCGCGATCTCCCTGGCGATATTGCGAAACACCAGCGCCGCAGCCCTCGAGGCCCGTGTCGCCACCCGGCGCTCGAAGCGCGTGCCGAGTTCCGCGAGCTGCTTCCGGAAGTCCGGGATATTGGTCTTGACGACAACCGCTTCAGACATTCGCCGCCTCGCCGCGACACATGAGTTCCAGCTCGCGCCGGCGCCCGCCGACGTCAATCACATCGACAATCTCGTACGGATTTCCACCCCAGATCACGCGCATAGCCGGGTTCACGCCGGCGAGATAGCGCATCGCGAATCGGATCGAAATATCCGCCTGCGCCGCGCGCAGCGTCACGTATTCGCGCCCCCGGAGCGGCTGCGCGTCGGTCCATACACCCGCCGCGAACGTGATCCACGTCACGATTTCCCCGCCCTGCGCGTCGCGCGTGATCTGCTTCTGCTCGATCGTGATCTTGTGCCGCAACCGCCCCGCTTCCATCATGCCGTTAGAAGCCGACGCTTGATACGTCGCTTTCCTGGGTGGGTCATGTCGGCTTCTAACGGCATCAAATCACCAGCAGCGAGTTGGGCCGCAGCAGAGACTGCGCGCCAAGCGGGATCTCGTAGAGCTGGCGCTCCGCGACTTCTTCGCGGTGCAGCTCCCAATGTCCCAGCATCAGCAGCATCGCCGCCACGATCCCCTCCGGGATGTGTCCCAGGAAATTCGGCGGCGTCCCGTTCGCCGTAATGTCGATCGCCGCGCCGCCGGCGGTTGCCGCGAGCTTGAGCGTGTCGGTCGCGACGCTTGTGGCGAAGTACTGCCCCCCGTCAGCGAGGCCGGTCGGCACCGCGCCGCCGGCCGTGAATACCGGAACTTCCTCGCCGTTCGCGTAGCCGTGTCCGACGGCCGTCAGCACATCGGTCGCGGCGTCCGCGGTGAACGGCTGCGCCATCCCCGCGACGTAACGTACGCGCACCGCATTGATGTCGGAGCGCGTGCTTGGCCAGCCGAGTCCATACGCCGGCACCAGCCAGCCCGGCGTCGCGTGCTTGTCGAGCGTGTAGCTCGCCGGGGCGAGAGTTTGCTCGACTCCATCGACGTCCAGGTACTTCAGCGAAACGACCGACCGCACCGGCGCCCACGGCAGCTCGATCGAGACCGGGAATGCGTCGAGCTGCTTCTCCCAGCTCCTCGCCACGATCGCGCGGTTGAGCAGCGCCTCGGCTTGCTCGCGCGCGGTCTTGATCCAGCGCGTAACCAGGGCGTCCTCGTCGTTCGTAAGCGCCTTGATGTGCGCCTTGGCCTGTGCGACCGATATCGGCTCCGCCGTCGGGAGAGTCACTTGCCTGATGTTCATGGACGTCGTGGCCCTGTCGATTGCGGTCTGCGTTCACTGCTCGAGCTCGGCCGCTGTTCGGATCCGAGCCGCAGCCGCGGCCCCGCTCCCGGCGGACCGGCAATAGTCGGTGGCTTGCCGCCGAGCGCCACGATCGCCAACGCCAGATCGATCTCCGCGGCCTGCGCGACGTTGCGGGTCTTGTAATGCCCGACCCCTTGCGCGGTGTCGGTCTCGGCCGCCTGCCCGATCGTCCGCGACTTGACCCGCGCGATCGCCTGCGCCGTGTCGATCTCGAGGACGAGCCCGATGCCTTTGGTCTTACGCGCGCTGACGGCCTGCGCGACGTCCGCCTCCGCCACCTGACCCACTACGCGGATCTTCGGCGCCCACGCGACCGGCTGCGCGAGATCGGTCTCGGCGGCCTGGTTGACGACGATCGTAAAGCCGCCGGCCCGAGTGACCGGCTGCGCGAGGTCCGTTTCTGCGGCCTGCCCGATCGCCTTCGTTTTCCGCGCGGTCAATGCCTGCGCGAGATCCGTCTCAGAGGCCTGCGCGATCGCCTTGACCTTGAGGCGCCCAAGCGCCTGCGCCAGATCCGTCTCGAGCGCCTGGATGACCGTCACGCTCTTCCTCGCGCTGAGCGCCTGGGCGCTGTCGGTTTCCAGCGCCTGGCCGATCGCCTTCGTCTTGCGGGCCGTCACCGCCTGGGCGAGATCGGTCTCCAGGACCTGCGCAACGAGCCGGCGCTTCGGCGCCCAGGCGATCGGCTGCGCGAGGTCGGTCTCCTCCGCCTGGCCGATCACTACCGTGATCCCGAACGACGGGCTCGACCGCGGGAAGTTGAAATACGAGCTTCGCCGCTGTGGAAACGACATCTATCTCACCCGCTCGGTGACCGCCATGCCATCGTCAGCCCTCACCGACTGATAGTTGTTCGGCAGCACCGGCACCGCCACCAGTCCCCCCACGAGCGCCGTGCTGCCGGCGTCCGTCGTGGACACCGACGCCCAGGTGCGCGAGGCGATGTTCGATCCGTCGCTGTTGCCCGACGTGCATGCGAGCGAACAGTCGTTGCCAGACGCAGACTCCAAGTCGTAGCGATTCGTGCAATCCGGGTTCACGTCGCTCGACATCGCCGCGCCGAAGGTCGTGAGATCGTTCCCGTAGAACGCGAAGAAGGCGACATGCGCTTCCGCCGCAGCCGGGTTGTACGCCGGGAAGGTCACGTTCTCCGCCGCCGCCGTGTTCACCTGCGAGGCGACCCCGGCCTTGTCGATCGGCACGAACGGATTGCAGCCGCGCCACGCCGAAATAACCCCGGCGAACAGCACCGTCCCGCTCGCCTTCGTGAAGTTGAACGTCGCCCCGGAATCCGCCTGCGCCGCGCGCTTCCAGTAGAGCGCCGCGCGGTGATCGTCCGCCGCCGTCGCGCAGTCGGCGTCCGCTTGGTAGAGCTGCGTCCATGTGGCATCCGGCGGGCTGATCGCGACAGTAAGCGCTTTGTTGATGACCTGCGCGATCAGGATGTCGTCCTTCTGGCACGCCGGCGCGACGATCGAGAGCGTCTGATCGACGATGTCAGTCGCCAGTGCGCCTGCGGCCTGGAAGATCGGGAAAGGCATCAGAGCCATCCCCTTTCATCGCTGACGCCCATTCCATCGCCAGTTTTCATCCTTCCGCTCAACGCTCCACAGCCGTTCGAGCCGAGGTAAGCGATCGTGATCGTCAGGTAATCCACCCGCGCGGTTGCCGCAAGAGCAGCGTTCGGGGCAATCGAAACGCCAAAGTTGGAGGCGTTCACGTCAGCGGGCGTCAACGCCAAACCCCACAGATCGGTGAGCGAACCGTAAAACTCCCAATCGGGATTGGTGGGCCAGAACGTCGCGCCACCCTTCTCATCACCCTGAACAGTGCCACCCTTGACCAGTCTCACGGAGAGATCGGTCGTCGCGTTCGCAAGCGTCGAACCTTTCTTCACTCCAACCTGGACGCCCACTATCTTCGCATCGAGTGGAACCTCGAACAGGTGATTCGTAGCCCTCAGATAATGACCACCCTGCCCTAACAGCAGCACCCACGTAACATGCGTTCATTAT